TGGATGTACATCAAGATTTTTAGCCTAATAGGCTTGGCAACTGTACGATAATACTGTATAATAACTGAATGTTAGATACTATTCAGCAAGCCTTGTTGCAACTAATTCCTGCGGGCAATCGCAAGAGTCAACAAACAGGATGGATATCATTTAACGCAGTGTGCTGTACGCACAATGGTGAAACCCCAGATCGTAAAGGCAGGGGAGGAGTCAAAACCGATTCTAAAGGTGGAATATCTTATCATTGTTTTAACTGTGGCTTTACCACAGGATTCACACCAGGTTGGCATTTAGGTTTTAAATTTAGAAAACTGTTATCTTGGTTGGGTGCCGAGGACTTAACAATAAGGCATTTGGTTATAAGTGCTGTTAGGTTGAAAGAACTTGTAGCACCTGAAGAACTTGAAAAAACCAAAATAGAAGAAATCAAGTTTGAGCCCAGAAAGATGCCCGACGGAGCAGTAAGTTTAACGTCCTGGATGACAAGAATGATCGAAGATGATACCTGTTTGATTCCTCCCCATCTTACACAAGGCGTACAGTACTTGGCCAACAGGGCAATCAATACCAGCAAGTATGAGTTTTATTTTTCTGACACCAAAGCATACAATTATAATCGTAGAATAATAGTACCGTACTACCATGAAGGCAAACTGGTAGGAAGCAGTGCAAGAGCATTAGAAGACACAGTAACACCCAAGTACTGGAGTGATCATCCTTCGGACTATGTGTTTAATTTAGACAAGCAACACAAAAATTCAAAGTTTGTTGTTGTGGTAGAAGGACCGTTTGATGCAATGAGCGTCGACGGTGTTAGCATACAGGGCAGTGAAGCAAGCGACACACAAGTTGAATTAATTGATAGGCTACAACGTGAAGTAATAGTTGTGCCAGACACAGATAGTGCAGGAAAAAAACTAGTGGATCGTGCAATCGAAGCAGGATGGACAGTGAGTTTTCCTGTATGGCAAGAGACTTGTAAAGATCTAAACGAAGCAACAGTAAAGTATGGTAAGTTGTTTGTGTTAAAAAGCATACTACAGGCAAAAGAAACCAGTAGGTTAAGAATTGAATTAAAGAAGAAGAGACTGTACAGATAATGGATCCCAAAAAGAAATACTATTTGTTCAAGCAATCTGAAAACTTTTGTGCGGTTCCGTGGAATCACATCAAGGTAGAGATGGACGGAACCATAACAACTTGTGTAAATGGAAAACAACCAATTGGACACTTGGCAAACAGCAGTATTGACGAAATAACCACAAGTCCAGAAATTGCACAAATACGTAGTTCATTGTACCAAGATACTGCTCACAGTAACTGTAGTACCTGTATCAAGTATGAAGACGATACTGAATATAAATTTTTGCGTAATCTGTACAATCCAATGTTTCAGGATGCCGATATAGACTATTCAGACAATCAGATGTTTAAACTAAGTGCAATAGATTTGCACTGGAGCAGTACCTGCAACTTAAAATGTATAACCTGCTGGGCCAATCAAAGCAGTGCTATTGCACAAGAAGAAGGTAAGCCCATACTGCACACACCAGATGAACAAGCAGATAAAATTATCAACCTCATATTATCAAGACAACATGATCTTAAAGAAATTTATCTAAGTGGCGGTGAACCTACTTTGATCAAGCACAATGTTAAACTGCTACGCAGATTAGACAAGTCTATTAACTGTCGACTACGTGTTAACACCAACATGATGTTTGAGCAAAATAATCCCGTAATCACAGAACTGAGAAAGTTCAAAAATGTGTTGGTTACTATAAGTGCTGATGCAACAGAAGATAGATTTGAATATATCAGGCGTGATGCAAACTGGAACAAGTTCCTTGACAATCTGTACTTCTTCAAGACTCAAACAGACTTCAGTGTCAGATTGAACAGTGTGTTCTTTGTAGCAAGTGCAATGTATCTGACAGACACACAGCAATTCTTTTATGACAGGTACAAGATTGAAGATTTTACAATCAATCAGGTTAAAATGGGTCATACAAATATCCAGTGTCGTAACTTACCGGATCAAGTCAAGTTGGAGTGCATAGAAAAGATAACTCAGCACAAGCAACAACATGCCAGCAACAGCAATCTAGTAGGCCAACTTAACAGTTGCCTGCAGGAGTTACAGACTCCTTGGGAAGAACATTACGTCAGTTTCTTTGACTCATTTAAAAATAAAANCACCAGTAACTGGAAGGATGTGTTTACAGAATTATGAATGCATTGTTGATAGGTTGTGGGTCCAAATGGGGACTTGGTGTACTACAGTATTTGTTAGATACTGGCTGGCGAGTATACAGCATGTCGTCATCAAATTCTGTTGAACATGAGAATCTGCACCAATTGGATATTGATTGGAACACCCTTGACCAAACACAGATTCAAAAGTATCTCAGCTCGTTGCCTAACTTGGACTTTGTATTTTTTAATCAAAATGGATCAGCACTGAGCTACGGTAACTTTGACCAGCAGTTGGCATTGATTGACACTTGGAAACTTGAAAAGAACTGGGCACAACAATACTTTGTTAGCGTAATACTTCCGTANCANATAATCAAAACAGTAAGACTACACAAACAAACAGTGGTAGCATGGATGTTATCCACGTACATATACAAACATTCCAATATTGATCATGCTGACTATATCGGAAACAAATATCAAAACTATCTGATGATGAAAAACTTCAGTAGAACACACGATGCTTGTTACTGCGGGATCAATCCAATGGAACTACAAACAAATGCTACAAAAACACAACAGTTTGTTGAAACCGTTCTTGGCATGGACAAGCAACAATTAAACGGAAATGTAATATACCTTAACGGAAAGGTAGACAACAATTTTGAAATGTTTTAGAAAGAGTGTATAATTAACTATATGAAAGAATATTCAGCAGAAATACAAAAACTATTTTTAGAAATGATGATGCAGGACGCAGAAACATTTGTGCGGGTGCAGAACATTTTTAACTTTGAAAACTTTGATAGGAGTTTACGTGACACTGCCAAGTTCATCAAAGAGCATAGCAGTGAATACAAGACCATGCCAACCAAAGAGCAGATCAAAGCCACAACAGGAGTTGAGCTTAAAGAAGTTCCTGACGTAGGCGAAGGTCACTATGACTGGTTCATGTCTGAGTTTGAAAGTTTTAGTCGTAGACAAGAGCTTGAGCGTGCTATCCTCAAAGCGGCAGACATGATCGAAGAAGGTGATTATGATCCTGTTGAGAAATTGATCAAGGATGCAGTACAGATCAGTCTTACTAAGGACATGGGTACTGACTACTTTGAAGATCCAAGAGCAAGACTCATGAAGATCAAAGACAACAACGGACAAGTCAGCACAGGCTGGCCCACTATGGATAGACGCTTGTTTGGTGGGATGAACAGGGGCGAGCTGAACATCTTTGCAGGTGGTAGTGGTAGTGGTAAGAGTTTGTTTATGCAGAACATTGCNATCAATTGGATAAGNCAAGGACTTAACGGTGTGTTCTTAACACTGGAACTTAGTGAAGAACTGTGTGCTATGCGTATGGATGCAATGGTTGCTAATGTTGCAACCAAAGAAATATTCAAGGACATGGACACACTTGAAATGAAGATACGTATGGTGGGAAAGAAGTCAGGAAACTTGCGTATCAAGTACATGCCAGCACAGAGCAACGTTAATCAGATCCGAGCATACTTGAAAGAACTAGAAGTTCAAACAGGGAAGAAACCAGACTTTATTATGGTAGACTATTTGGACTTGGTTATGCCAGTAAGTGCTAAAGTAAGCCCAAGTGACTTGTTTGTTAAGGACAAGTATGTGAGTGAGGAATTGCGTAACTTAGCACGTGAGTTTGAGATATTGATGATTACTGCATCGCAGTTGAATCGTAGTGCAGTTGAAGAAATTGAGTTTGACCACAGTCATATATCGGGTGGTATTAGTAAGATCAACACAGCAGATAATGTGTTTGGTATCTTTACAAGTAGAGCAATGCGTGAACGTGGACGTTATCAGATACAGTTGATGAAAACTAGAAGCAGTAGTGGGGTTGGACAAAAAGTCGACTTGGAGTTTAACTTGGAAAGNNTACGCATTACAGACCCAGGAGAAGAAGGACAAAGCGAAAGCGGCGGCTTTGGTGGACAAAAGCCAAGCGCAATCATGGATCAAATAAAAAGCACCAGCAGTGTCACACCAATTGCACAGCCACAAGAATCTGCCAAGATAAATGCTGGTGTAGACAGCACAAAACTAAAACAAATGTTGGCTGGATTAAAGTCGGGCAGTTGATGATTCCGTATCAAACCATACGCAGTGTTCATTTGGAAATATCATCTTTGTGCAATGCCAGGTGTCCACTCTGCCCACGTAATCTGTATGGATATCCATACAACAGTGGGTATACAGAAAATAATCTTACACTGAAAGACATACAAACAATTTTTACTCCTGATTTTCTTGGACAACTGTCTAGCGTACACATGATTGGAAATTTTGGTGATTTTATAATGAATCCAGAGTCTTTGGAGATTGTACAGTATTTTAGCAATACAAATCCAGAATTGCACATGTTTGTAGGATCTAATGCCAGCGCAAGAGATCAAGACTTTTGGTCTGAATTGGCAAAAGTAAAGAATCTCAAGTTTGAGTTTTGCATTGACGGACTAGCAGACACACATCATCTGTATAGACAGAATACCAGTTGGGACACAATCATAAACAATGCTAAAACATTTATCAACGCAGGCGGCAACGCAAAATGGAAGTTTATCAAGTTCAAGCACAATCAACATCAAATTCAGCAGTGTGAGCAGTTGGCAAACACCTTGGGTTTTTCAGAATTTGAAGTGTATGATGAAGGAAGAAACACTGGTCCGGTATTTGACAAGCAAGGAAATTACTTGCATGCACTGGGAGACTACACAGGAGAAACAGATATTACAAAAGTGCTGGAACAAGCAAGCACAGGCATGATGCTGTTAGAAGACTTGTCACAGCAAAACTCTCCAAAAACCACAGTCAGTTGCAAGGCGAAAAACAATCAAAGTATCTTTATATCATCTACTGGGGATGTTTCTCCGTGCTGTTGGTTAGGTATTGATCCAAAGACATACGGCAAAGGAAGATACCACGAACCCTGTAACAAACAGGTAGCGCCAATGATACAAAAGAACAACGTATTTGAACATAGCCTACAAGAGTGTTTGGAGTGGTTTGCTGATGTGGAGAAATCTTGGAAAATAGAATCATACCAAGATGGAAGACTATTGATATGCGACGATTACTGTGGATCCAATGAGTGCGCCCAATGACTGAATTTTGTAGACATTTGACCAATGGGTTAGACTATAACAATGTTGCAGGCGAATTTACCATGTCTCCTTGTTGTTACTTTGCCAAACAAGATGTGATTGATTCACAAAAAACCAACATAGCTGAATTGCGACAATCTTGGCAAAACTCAGACCTAGAAAAAAACTGTGCAATATGCTTGCACACTGAATCCAGTGGACGGGGTAGTTACAGGACAGCATCGTTTGAAATGATGAAAGGTCAGAGTAACAAATTACAACACCTTAATGTACAGATAAACAAACAATGTAACCTAGCGTGTGCTAGTTGCTCATCTATCCACAGCAGTTTTTGGTTTCAAGAAAATCAAAGAAACAACATAGAACAACCGTTGCACATCAAGAATATTCACACTAAACCAAAATACGAAGCAATCAAGGATGAATTCTTATCCTGGTTAGAAAAAGAAGATCTGTCAGAGTTAAAATATATCAAGTTCAGTGGCGGAGAACCATTGATGTCAGATTTGCACTTGAAAGTACTGGCACTAGTTGATAATCCTCAACAAGTTAGTTTACAATATACCAGTAATTTTAGTATCATGCCCACAGACACAACTTTTAAAGTATGGGAACAATTTAAACTGGTCAAGTGGATAGCAAGCATTGATGGTGTTGGAGAAAGATTTACCTTTTTACGTTGGCCGTATGATTGGAAAACACTAGACCCTTTTGCCAAGCAAGCAAAGGAAAAAGCTCCGAACAATGTTATGTTTGGTGTAGAGCACACGCTGAACCCACTAAACATATATTACTTTGATGAATTTGAACAATGGTATAATCAAAATCTCAGCACCAATCGTTTAGGTGATAAATCTGATTTAAACCTGCATCTGTGCTGGGGCAATCTAGATATCAAGTACACTCCGGTTAAACTAAGACAAAAGATAGTGGAAAAGTACAACAGTGATCATACTATATGTTCTTTGGTAAAAGATATTCCAGAACCAGTTGAGATACAAGGTTTGCTAGATTATCTTGATAACTTAGATCAGTGGAGAAATCAAAACTGGCGAGAAATATTCCATGACGTACAGCATCATTTTGCTTAATAACCATTGTACAATATAACGCTAAATACTTAGAAACTGGAGTATATCTTGCAGAAAAAAACTCGTAGCATTTTAGATGAACTTGCACATATGCCTGTTAGCCGTGACCCGTCTAACCTGGTAGAAAGTCGTGCTAGCCATGTGATCTCAGGCGCTATAAATCTAATCAAGTATATTAGAGAAAACTACGAATCGGACGCCGCAGGTGAACTAGAACGCAGGTTGCTCAACAGTATTAAGTCACAAGATCCTAAGAAATTTATTCGTGGAGTCCGGAGATTAAAAAACAATGAAGATTAACGAAATCCTATTAGAAGCATTAAAACCAACAGCCGACGAACTATACAAAGACATTGCGGTTAAAAAGAAAGCAGCCGAGGATGCAAAACAGGCATACAAAGCATCAACGAATGTGGCAAGACCAGGCGGGTTTTTAGGCCAGATGTCTGACATTGCAAACACAAAACAAGATGCTACAAGCAGTTCCTACACAGCATACAAATCCGATCGTGGTAGCCAAGAGCAAGCAAAACAGGCACTGGAACTTGCTGTGGACCAATATGAACAGTCTATAAAAAAATATCAAGAACACATGAAGCAACAACCACAGGATCAACAAGAACCTGCTACTGATACAAGCACAGATACACAGCAACCAGATACAGATGCACAGCAACCAGATACAAGCACAGATACACAGCAACCAGAGCAACCAGATCTTAGACCTGATCCAGTTGACACAGAAGCAGAAAAGGCCAATGCCAACATCAAAAGCAAAATTGACTACTTGGTCAAGAAAGGCGTATTACAAAGTGGCAGGATTACTGACACAGAACGTCAGTACATTGATAGTGTAGACGTTTATGTTGATCCTAACAAGTTTGCTAATGCAGAACCTAGTCAGATTATACTCAAGGCAACGCCACCGCATGTAAGCAACTATAGTACAAGTGTGTCAATGCCGTTATCAGCTTGGCAAGAAGCATTAGGGCGAGATGGGTCAGGCCTCAGAGGGAATGTAGGATTTAATCTTACACCTGCAGGATGGTGGAGTGACGATTACAAAGGATACATCAATCCTAATAGCAAGTTAGACGATTTAATTAGCCAGTACCAAAAATGATAATACTTGAAGGCGGGAACATATTCAAAGGTGCAGACAAGCAACCTTTAACACAACGCATTAAACTTGAGGACATTCCTGCCACAGTGGCATGGCTTGAGAAAGTTTCCGGAATAGCATTTCCCACAAACACTTGGTTGGGTAGCACAGGTAAAAAAGCAACATCAGGCGACTTGGACTTACAGGTAGACGCCAACACCACTGACAAAAATTCACTGGTACAAATACTATTGTCTGCAGGCGTTGCAAAAACAGATATTAAGAAATCAGGCGACAGTGTACATGTTAAAGCACCCATAGCAGGCGAGCCCAGTAACGGATTTGCACAAGCAGATCTAATGTTCACAGATGACCCAGCCTGGCAATCCTTTGCAATGTCGGGCAGTGGCGAAGGCAGTGTACTACCGGGCATGGCAAGACACATTATACTAAGCAGTATTGTTGCTGAACTACAGCCTAATCTCAAGTGGAGTTACAAAAACGGATTGGTGTTTAGAGATACCAATCAACCTTATGAAAATGGCAAGAGTCCTGCAACACTGAGCAAGGTAACTGGTATTCCTGTAGCCAAGCTCAACAGTGCAGATGATATAGTTGCCGCTGTTAAAGGTGCAAGCAATTACGAACAACTGATCAGCAGAGCAAGAGATACACTAGAAAAGTCAAATATACAGTTACCAGAGTCAGCACCACTGCCGGGCACAGCCGGGCACAGGTGCTTGGTTCAACAGCATGGCAGAAAGTAGCAGGTTTGGTTTTGTAAAAAGCCTAACAGAAAACACAAAAGGTCGTACTCCGCATCCAGAGGATGCTATATTCTCAGGCAGTGCCGCGGCACAGCAACAGATTGCCGGACTAGGTGCTGTGATATCTAATCCTAATAATTTAACTATCAAGTGGGACGGTTTCCCAGCACTGATATTTGGTCGTGACCCTGCAGACGGTAGACTTGCAGTAATGGACAAGTACATGTGGAATAAAGGTATACTTGCCAAGAGTGTAGATGAGTGGAAGCAGTACGACAGCACCAAAGCATCAGGTGGCTTGCGTGGTGACTTGTACAACAAACTAGCACAGATTTGGCCAGGGTTGGATGCGGTTACTAAAGGTTCAGGGTTTTATTGGGGTGATTTGCTATACACAGGACAGTTACAGCCACAGGGTGGGTCATATAACTTTAAACCCAACACTGTGGAGTATCGCATACCAGTTAACAGCAACTTGGGCAAGTTGATAGNNAATAGCACAGGAGGCATAGTTGTGCATCAGCACTTCGACAAACTNGGGGGTTCTAGCTCGCAATGGGACGGTAAAGGTCTTGAAAATGNANCAGGCGCTGTAGCAGTATTAACACCAAATGCAGGACTACGTTTTGAATTAAAACAACCTGTGCAATTAGAAAAACGAGCCACTGCCGCACTACAACAACATGGTAAGGCTGTTGATGAGCTACTTGCACAAATACCAGCCAGTACTGTACAACAAATACAACGCTACTTTAATCAATTTGTTACAGGACAAACCAAGCAACCACTGTACACATGGCTAGAAGGCAACACCAGTGCTAAACAGTATCAAAATCTAGTTGGTGATGATTATAGTGGGTTATTATTTGCCAAAGATGCACAAGGTAAAACAGTTGCTAGTCCAGGTTATGATGGACTCAACGCTATATTCAGTGCTATATTACAGTACAAACAAAATCTGCATGATCAGTTGGATTCACAAATTGAAGGATTTGGACAATTTGTAAACGATCAACCTGCAGGAGAAGGTTTTGTATTCCCTACCCCACAAGGACTNGTCAAAATAGTTGATCGTGCTGGCTTTAGTGCCGCAAATTTTGCCAAGTAACTCTTAATTTTTTTTTAATCTGTATAAATATTAGCATGCGATATTTCGCACTAATATTAGGAGAATTAAGATGGCAGGATTAACAAAAGTACATGGTGATAGTAATCCGGTAATTAACACTGGAACAAGTATCACTCAAAACGCAAACGCAACAATTATCAACACAGGTATTTCATCACCGATTGAAGCATACAACTTTCAGTTTGTGGCTGGTAACATCTCAAACGAACTCAAGCGTGGCACAAACGGAACAGCAGGTGCTGTTGAGACATTGTTGAGCGCAGTTGCCGGAAATGCAACAGTTGTAGCATATCAAGCTGACCTAGGCGCAACAGCCGCTAACTCACAGGTTAGTGTTATCCTTGAGCGTAGTTCATGGGAAAGTGCAGCCGCAATGCAGATCGCATTACGTGCAACATTGGCATCAAACATTGGTGCTAACGGTCCAATGACAACAACCACAATGGATGTTCGTAACAGTGGTCTTAAGTTAGCATAACTTAATAGTTTTAGCTAGAGAGTAACGGAAAAAGCAGACTTGGGTCTGCTTTTTTTTATCTTCAACTAAATACTTGTATATAACATTTAGGAGATTTAAAATGGCAGGATTAACAAGATCAAATCCTACAGCAACTACGCTAGGATATGAAGTAATCGGTAAAGAAGCACAGTTTTTTACAATTGACTATATTAACGCAATTAATGGTTCAGCTGGACCAGAAGGCGCACAACAAGCAGTTTTAGAAACAATCATGGGTACAGCTACAATTCTTGCCGCTGGTACATTGGGTAACTCAAACACAGAACAGACTTTCATGACCGAAGGTGCTGCCGCAGTTGTAGTTGGTACATTACAAACGGCAATCAGAGCATTAGGTACTGTTGACGGTGTTAACTTATCTTCAGCAACTGTAACAGCAAAAGACTTTTACATCGCTGTGTAATAATAGCAATTAAGAGTAACAAGAAAGGTGCTCCGGCACCTTTTTTTGTGGCTAAATATTCTTGGAGACAACTTATGGCAGGAATATCAAGAAGTTCAGGATACGAATTTGCAGGATCAACAGACACACTATACCGGTTTGGCAGTAGTGTTAGATTCTTTAAGATCAGTGCAGGAGTCGATTTACGTTTTGAAGATGACGGCTCAGACGAAGCATTCGAAGCAATACTGCACACTATACTAGGACTGTTGGCAGTTAGTTCTGTTGGTGCAACAGGAACCATACATGTTTGTGTTGAAGCACACAGTTGTTTGGATGCATTACCTTTGCAAGACAGAATACGATCTATAGGATCAGCCAAAGGTGCAGTAGATCTTTCCAGCACCACTGTGATAGAGGGAACAAGTTTTACAGTGTTGTGAGCAACTTATAAATATCTTTATGATATTCTATACTGCCTTTACACTAGTAGACATTACAGAAACTGGTATAACTAGAACACGCAACGGTCACGAAAAACAAAGAGATCAACAGCGTAATTGGGAAACTGTGTTACAAGTAATTAGCCTGAGATCACAGCCGCAAATGATAGAAGGTCCGGATTCTTGCAACTACCACATTACTGGAGACTCAAATCTATTTGGTGAAATGTTTGATGGACAGCAAAAAGTTTGGAATTTTAGTTTTGGTGTAGATACTGTTGATGTATGGAAAGACAACAACGATAGTACTGTGGGATTACTGTGCAAAGACTTTGCAGAAGTACCAATAATACAAGGACTAGATGAAACGGCACGTTTTATGTTGCCTATATTCTATCCGTATGGACCTATCAAAAACATACACTTTATTGATCAACGTGTACACTTATAAATATGTAACAATAACGGCTCCTTTAAATACACACTTTATGGCATATATCAACTTAATTACAGAACCCTGCACTACTAACATTTACATACGGAAGCAGAAATGGCACAAAGTGAAAGAAGAGATCTTGAGGCGCACGTTGACTTATGCGCTGAGAGGTACAAAACGTTGCACAAAAAACTAGATAAACTAGACGACCGACTTACTGGTGTGGAAGAGCATATCATATACATACGAGCGAAAATGTCTGAATTTAAAACATTAGGCGAAGTAGCCAGTAATGAATCCAATAAAACATTGATTGGTGTAATGACTGCTGTGGGTGCGGCACTGCTCGCAGGTTTAATTGCCACCATTGTTCAATTAACCATAAATTAATATGAAGATTGTAGAATTAGTAAATAAAGTTAGTCAACCTATTACCAATGAAGAATCAGACGTACTAGGACAGTTTCAGGAAAAGCCTGTTATTAAAAAGACAGAACTCAACGAACGAGAACAAGAAGTAGCAAACTTCCTCGTTAACAAAGACATATTACTAAGACAAAAAAATGAAGAAGGCCGGATTATCTACAAAAAGAAGCAAGGCATTAGCTGATACATTCCTCAGTCTGGGTGTTGCATATCTAAAACAGTTCACAGACAAACAATTAAACGCATTCAGAAATCAACCTGTGGTTATACCTAGTGGTAAGTACAGGTTTTTTGTTGGCCCGTATATAGTAAAAGGGTTAGAAAAAAGCAGTTGGCAAGTATCATACGACGGAACAACCATACATGTGTTCTTATCCAAAGTAAATGCATTGTTGTTTTGCTTGACAGATATCAAGAACAATTATCAAACCTCTAGAGATATTATTAAATGGGATAGCAAATTGAGTAATTTGCTTGCAGATCTACAGCATTACGAAAAAAATATTAATACTGCAACAAAACAAGGCAACAACGAGAAAAAAGAGATACTGTTAAACAGATATATAGATGCTAAACTACAGCAGAAGTATGCTACAAGCAATCTAAGGAAAACAATTAACTCGGCTAAATACAATAACTTTAGGAATTTGAACAATGAGACTAACTGACATGAACACTAAGCCATCGGCAACCAAAATTAACAAAGTTATGGAAAGCCGATTCGGTAACAAAATAGATTATAACAAATTAGATTTTGGTAAAGCATATGGTCTTGCAAATGCTTTAACTGAAAGCCTTGACAAGATTAAAAACAGTCACGGTATACACAAAGCAGAAACAAATCCAAAATACATGCACTTGTTAATGGTACGTGAAGGAATTCACAAATGGATGGTTGAGAACAAACAACAACTAATCCAAGAAAGTGAAATGGGTCGTAGCCAGGCTATACTAGCCGCTAAAGATATGGTTGACAGCGTCCAGGACATGCTTGAAGATGTTAGCGAAATGGCTAACGAGCA